CGCCAGAGCAATACGAGAGCAGCGCCATCCCCGCGGTATTGGAAAAGCTGGAGCAGTTGCTGGAAATCACAACCCAACCCAAAATCATCGAGCGCGGACCGGACGGTAAAGCCAGATCAATCAATGGGCGGCCAATCATGCGCGGCCCTGATGCGAAAATAATAGGAGTTCAATAATGGCCATCCAGTATTCAACGACACATCGCACCAACGCGATGACGCAACTCAATACCGATATCGGGACGAGCGCGCAGATAATCATCTATAGCGGCGCGGCTCCTGCTAACGTCGCCGCATCGGTGACCGGGACGCTGCTGGTTCAATTCACTGGGAATGCCACACAGTTCGGCACGGTATCCAGTGGGGTTCTTACGGCCTCTTCGGTGGCTGGGGTAAACGCCGCTGCGACAGGAACAGCAGGCTATTTCCGGATCAATACATCCGGCGGCACCGCTGTAGTCCAGGGCACTTGCGGAACGTCTGGCACTGACATGATCCTCACCAATACGGCTATCAATTCCGGCCAGGCCTGCACCTTTACCAGTCTGACGGTGACGGCTTCTGGTGCGTAATGCACCGCCATCAGCTCGACAGGTACAAGCGCGAGTGGGGAATGATAACCCTCGTCCTGGCCGGTGCGATCTTGGTATGGCTAAGCTGGTCCGTTGCCATCGTGGCCTATATTGTGCTGATTTCGATACCCGAGTATCTGGCCTGGCGCGAGACATCGAAACCCGAGGATAGAAATGCTGATTGATGAGATAAGGGCATTGCCTACGGAGATGCTGGCGGCCGAAGATACCGCACAGATCGCTGCCGCCCTAAACGTGGGCAGGACCGCTGTTTCCGACTACTGGCTTACGGATCGAGGGCTGGTGGCTGATTTGGTGGCATCGACCGGATCGACGGAGATGTCGGATTCGATCTTAACCAAACTCGATCAGGCCGCAACCGCCTCGCGCTCGGTCAAGGCAATCACGAATAGGCTCTACAACGACCCGACCGGGATCAATTTTGGCGAGAGTGCATTACGTGGTTGGATAGCTTCGATGACTCCGGGCCTGTTTACCGTGCCCGAACGTGATGCGCTTTTGGGACTGGCTGTCAAACCGTCCTCTGTCAGCGTTGACCAGATCAATGCGCTGTGCTGGTCGGAGAACGGAGTCTGGCAGGTATGACAACCACATTCACCACCACGAAAACGCCACGGACCCTGATTGCCATTGGAACCAGCAATGCAGCAGGAGCCACCACGTTTGGGACACTTGATCAGCGTGTGGCAAATGGTGGCCAGTTGACCATCAAAATCACCAACGGGGCGACTGGACCAACGGCACAGGCGACAGCGACTGTCCTGATTGCGCACAACTCCGGTGCGACACCAGCCGCCGCCGTGGCCGGTACGGATTGGAAAACCCATGTTGGGCCATTGGGTGGGGGCACCGTAGCCAATGCCGTGTCCGAATTTTCGATCCCAATCGACCAGGCCATCATGCACATTGAAGTACAGATCACCGGCAATACTGGCCAGGCCGTGACCTGTGAGGCATATCTAAGTGAGATTACAAACGTAGTAGGAAACTGATGCTCTCGCGTAAAGTGCCCTGGAGTTGCCAGCCTCCCTGTGGGGTGCTGATCAACCCGCGATATGGGATTCCGTTCGCCGGGTTCTACGGGGACGATTTTACTTCACAACCCACTTTTCTTGGCTATTACGCGCAAAGCGCAACCCCGGCTGGATTCGGCGTAGTCGGGACGCCGACTGCATCAAATAATACCGCCGGCATCTCTATACCGGTGTCTGGGTACAACCCCGCCACCCAGGATGTCATGATCATCGCGGTCGGGCAGGCATCCGGCGTGATAAGCGGCGAAGGTACGTTGTGTGGATTATTTGCATCAGCGCATGCCGATGGGCATTACATTCCAATCTCGACAACCGGGGCCTCCGCAAAGTCGTTTGCAAATAATTCCGGATTTACATATGCATCGGTCACGCAGCCGTCTGGAATTATGAGAGTGGTGGCCAGGTTCAAAGCAGCAGGAAATGGGCGGTCTCTATCGGTTAATGGATCGCCAGTTGCGACCGATTCGACTGTTCGGCTGCCCGCCTATCCCCCGGATATATTCTTGATCGGAAATTACATAATCAATGGTAACAGTTATTACAGCGCTCTGAATGGGTGGGCATCAATGGCCTTTGCATTGCCCTATTCGCCTTCAGATGCCGAGATGATGGCCCTTTCGGCCCAGCCGAACCTAATTTTTTCACCCTGATCCATGCCTGTACGCAGACTATTTTTTGCTGCGAGTGGGTCCGGAATAAGCGTCTCGTCGGCCACCACGGATGCAACAGATGCCCTGGCATCGAATATCGGCGTAATTGTTGATGGCCATTCGGCGGTAACGGACAGTTCTGACGCACTGATTTCAAATGTTGGCCCGGTTGTCGGTATTACATCGGGCACGACGGATGCCGGTGATGTTCTCGTGGCCAACGTTGCAATAGGCGGCACGATTTCGGTATCTAGCGCCACGATTGATGCGCCCGATATATTGGCCGCATCTGTTTCGCCTACGATTGCTGCATCAAGCTCGAACTCGGATGGCTCTGACAGCCTAAACGCGCAGGTTTCGCCCTCCATCGGAGTCAGCGGAGCCACGACGGACTCCGGTGATGCGCTTGTGGCCAACGTGTCAATAGGCGGCACGATTTCGGTATCTAGCATTACGATTGACGCGCCCGATATATTGGCCGCGTCTGTTTCGCCTTCGATTGATGCGTCAGGCGCTACGACGGATTCTCCAGATAGCCTAAACGCGCAAGTATCACCTGTAATCGGGGCCAGCGGGGCCACGACGGATGCTCCTGATGTGCTCGCTGCATCGGTTTCAACGTCGCCGGTCGCGTTCTCCGGGGCGCTCCAGGAATCTTCGGACATCCTGGTTTCGTACGTAATTGTCCCGTCATCGAATCACGGCGACGCGGGAGAAGATTGGAAATATGAACGAACCTGGAACAAAAAGAAACGCGCGCGCCAGATAATCAAGGAACTGATAGAGCAGCCCGAGATACGAGAGATTGTTCCTCCGGTCATCGCGGCCGAGATTCGGGGCGCGATTCAGGCACCCAAGATCGACTGGGAAGCGTTCTATGCCGACATGGGCAAGGTTCAGAAACTGTTCGACATAGCCAAAGCCAAAAATGACGAAGAGGAGGAGGAAGAAGCCCTTTTAATGCTTCTCTAAATATGCGATACAAACAGATCAAAGTTGACGGGAAATGGGTTCTTGAGCCAATCGTAGATAGCTATGAGGCAAAATCCCCAGCCGTACTGGGTGACTTCGCGCCTTACCAGTCCCAAGTTACCGGAGAGATGATCGAAGGCAGGAAAGCCCATCGGGAACACCTTAAGCGCCACAACGTAATCGAAATCGGAAACGAAAAGATCACTCCGCAAGCCGCACGACCTGACCGGCTCAAGGAACAAATTGCCCGTCAGGTCTACTCTAAATTGCGTTACTGAAAGGAAAAATCATGACTTTAGCTGTCGAGCTTGTGAATGCTCACCTGCCGCCTGTAACCGCCTCTATGATCGGCGGAGTTCCGTCCACCATTGCAGCGGCGGGAACCACCCAGGGAACCGCCGCATTGATCGGCTCGTCTGTTGTGAACGTGACCGGAGCCAGCGGAACGAACGGCGTGATTCTGCCCGCTGGGATGCCTGGAGACACAGTTACAATCTATTCCTCCGCAGCCACGAATGCCCTACTGGTTTACCCGCCCGTGGGGGCCGCAATCAACGCTGCAGCTACGAATGCCGCTTACAGCCATACCGCGCAGACGGTGCACCAATTCAAGTGTTTCTCGGCGGCCATCTGGCTGGCGATTTAATACCCAACCATTAATCAACAAGGCACCTTCGGGTGCTTTTTTTTGGAGTTGAGATGAGCGAGACTACTCTACGCGATACTCTTGCTGCAGCAGTAGAAGAATATCAAAGCCTTGGTAATGAAACCGAGTCCGAATCGGCGGAACGGAACCGGGATGAACAAGGACGATTCAAGGCACAGGAAAAAGAAATCCAAGAGGAAATCAAGGCCGAAGAACAGGTCGTCGCTGAACAGGCAACCGAAGAGACGAAACGGGTCATCCCTCGTCCTACGAGCTGGAAAAAGGACTACGAGAACGACTGGGAAACGCTGCCCGGTAATATCAGGGAATACATCCTGGAGCGCGAGGGACAGTACGCCAAGGGAGTTTCCACCTACAAGAACCAATGGGATTCTGTCGCGCCGATCTACGAGGCCATGGCTCCGTTCCTTCCGGAACTTCAGCAGCACAACATCAACCCGTCGCAGTGGATTCAGAACCTCGGTAACGCGCATCGTACCCTGGCGCTCGGAACTCCAGACGAGAAGTTGCAGATGTTCGCTCGACTGGCGACGGAGTACGGGATCAATCTGGAAAGTCTTGCCGGCCAGCAGTACAACCCGCAGTTCGGGATGTTAGCGCAAGAGCTGAGCCAGATTAAGAACCAGTTCACCCAACTACAGACCCTTCAGCAACAGCAGGAATATGCCAAGCTGAATAATGAAATACAGGAATTTGCAGCAACGGCTCCGCACTTTGAAGCCGTCAGGGACACGATGGCCAACCTCCTACAGAGTGGCATGGCTACCGACCTGAAAACAGCCTACGAAAAGGCCATCAGACTCCATGATGATGTTTGGCAGAAGCAGCAGGAGGAACACTCCAAAGCTGTTGAGGCCGAGCGCATGAAAGAAGTCCAGGCCAAGAAGGCAAAAGCAGTCTCCCCGAAGTCAGCAAGCCCTACAGGCGCGATGAATAGTGGAACTGGCAAAAAATCACTCAGGGAACAGTTGGCCGAGTCGGTCGAAGCGTCCCTTGGTGGACATATTTAATCTCGGAAAAAGGAAACCATTATGGCCTTTGCGAACAGCCAAATTTCCGACATTATCGCCACAACCATTCAAAATCGCTCCGGCGAACTGGCTGATAACGTCACCGCAAATAACCCACTCCTCCTGCGTTTGAAGCAGAAAGGGAATATTCGCCCCTTCTCCGCTGGTAACGTGATCCTGCAGGAGATTATGTACAACGACACCACTACGGCGAACGTGAACAGCTACTCCGGATACGAAGTGCTGAACGTTACCCCGAACAGCCCGATCAGCTCGGCGCAGTTTTCCATTGCTCAGTATGCCGCTGCGGTAACAATCTCCGGCCTGGAAATGCTGCAGAACAGCGGCAAGGAACAAATCATCGACCTGCTCGAAGGCCGTGTGAAGGTCGCCGAGGCCCAGTTGATGAACCGGATTGATGCCGACCTTTACGGTGATGGCACGGGCAACAACGGTAAGAACTTGACCGGTTTGGCTCTGGCAGTTGCGGATGCGCCGTCCGGTACGACTTACGGTGGCATCTCCCGCTCCACCTGGACTTTCTGGCAGAACCAGGTTTACTCCGGCACGACCAACGGCGGCGCTCCGGTTTCGGCCGCCAACATCCAGCAGTACATGACCCAACTGGCCGTAAAACTGATCCGGGGGAACAATAAGGCCGACCTGATCGTTGCCGACAATAACTATTACAGCCTGTATGTAAATTCACTGCAAGCCATTCAGAAGGTCGCTGACCCCGAGATGGCCGGCGCAGGTTTCGCTGCGCTGAAGTTCTATGGCGGCGGCACGGCGGCTGATGTTGTCCTGGGCGGTGGTATCGGTGCTCACGCTACAGCCAACCACATGTGGTTCCTGAATACGGACTATTTGTTCCTTCGCCCGCACAAGGACCGCAACTTCGTTCCCATTGGTGGCGAACGGCAATCCGTCAATCAAGATGCGATTACCAAGCTCATCGGCTGGGCTGGCAATCTCACCTCCAACGGTCCGCAATTCTGCGGCGCGTTGATCGCCTAATAGGAGGATCACATGGCATATCCTATCGTAAATATTCATGGCATCGATTTGGTGAATACCGTACTGGCCTCTGATATCTCGTCCGGCGCTCGGGTGGTTCCCCATGCCGTTGGCACGGAAGTTTTTGGCTCGGACGGCAAGATCTACGTGTTCGCCAAGGCTGGTGGCGCGATCACCGCTTCCACCACTGTATGTACCGTCAATGCTGGCACCTTCTCTGCCACCAGTTCTGGCGGTTCGTACACGTCCCCGGCGACCGCAATGTCTACGGGCGATTATGGCTGGTTCAGCAAGGCATCTGTTTAATCCTCGCTCAACGAGTGGAAAGGGGCTTCGGCCCCTTTTTTTATGGGTTTTCCACATAGAGCCCATAACAAAACTCAACCACTTGAGGTACATAAATGCAGACCGAATCCCTTGCTGTACGTTTCTATTCCAAGCCAATGCAGAATGAATTCCTTTCATCGCGCGAAGGCAGACCCATTCATTACATGGCTGACTTTGTGCGGATCGAAATTCCCGGAAATTCGACCTCGATCATTGATACGTTCGTGAACGAAGGCCACAAAACCCGCTTCCCGATTGAGTGGGCGCAATACCTCAACGAGAAGACTGAAAGCGATTCAATCGAGACGCAAGGCACGCTTATTCGAGAATGGCCGTTGCTGACTGCCGCTCAGGCCACTGAACTTCGCCACTTCAAGTTTTATACTGTCGAGCAGATCGCCAATGCATCCGACAGCCAGATCATGTCAATCGGCATGGCCGCCGGTATGGCTCCTTATGCGTTGCGTGATAAGGCCACGGCCTATCTTGAAAATGCCAAGGATTCAGCACTGGTACAGTCACAGACCGAGGAGCTGCGCAAGCGCGAACAAGAGATCGCCGACCTTAAAGCACAGGTCGAACGCCTGGCGCTGTCGTTAGAAGAACAGAAGCCGAAGCGCGGAAGACCGGCCAAAGAAGACGAGAAAGCCGACTAAATGCAAACACTGCTTCAGATCGTACAGCAGGCCTGCGGGGAAATGGGCCTCAATGCGCCTAACTATGTGATTGGCAATACCGCCTCCGATACGGTGCAGATGCTGGCCCTGTTGAATGGCCTTGGCGGTGATCTGAGCAGGGAATTCGACTGGCAAGCGCTACAGAAGGCCTACACATTCACCACGACCGGAACGGCCTCTTATCCGCTCCCAAGTGACTATGATCGGCAAATTGATCGTACCCACTACGATAAGTCGAAACGGTGGGAAATGCTCGGTCCCGAGTCGCCGCAGCAATGGGAGTTTCTGACCTCCGCGTATATCTCGGTCGGGCCACGGCTACGTTACCGGCTGATGGGCAACGCGCTGAATGTCTGGCCTACGACCAACACCGGTGAAACAGTAGGTTTCGAGTACATCTCGAACGCATGGGTTACGGCAGCAGACTCAACGGCTAAGAGTTCGTTCACGCTGGATACCGATGTCTGCATTTTCCCAGATCGACTGATGATAACCGGGCTGAAGCTAAGGTATTTCTCGGTCAAGGGCTTCAATACCCAAGAGTACCAGGCCGAATTTATGCGCTATCTGTCTGTTGCGAAATCGAACGATGCTGGCGCTTCTACCCTGAGTTTCGCTCCCAAGCAGTCTAGCGTCCTAATCGGCTGGGAGAACATCCCTGATTCTGGATATGGCCAGTAACCCGTTTTCGCTACCAGCCCCGGTTGGCGGATGGGACGCCAAGAATTCTTTGGGAGAAATGCCGCCCGAAAATGCGGTCTTTCTGAATAACTGGTTCCCGCGTCCGTCCGATGTAATGTTGCGCAATGGATACCGGAAGTTTGCTACAGGCCTTGGTGGCCAGGTCAACGCGGTAATGTCTTACAATGCCGGGGCCAATACGAAGCTGTTCGCCGCCTCTGGCGCGAATATATACGATGTTACCTCCGGAGGTGCGGTGGGCGCTCCGGTGTGGACTACCGCAACCTCGGACAAGTGGTATCACACCAACGTCGCCACGCCGGGTGGGAACTTCCTCTATTTGGCGAACGGCGTGGACAAGCCGCTTCTGTACAACGGAACCACCTGGACGGCCATCGATGGGTCCTCGACTCCTGCTATTACAGGCGTCACAACGACCCTTCTAACCCACCCTTATGTGGCCAAACAGCGGGTATGGTTCATCGAAACCCAAAGTTTGCGGGCCTGGTATTTGCCAGTCATCTCGGTCGGTGGCGCGGCGAATTCGCTGGATTTCGGCTCGCTTTGTCGCCGGGGCGGGTATCTGGTCAGCATGGCCGAATGGACGGTGGAAGGCGGTTTCGGTATGTCCGATTACGTTGCCTTCATCACCTCCGAGGGTGAAATGCTGATTTACTCCGGGACTGATCCTTCCAACTCGGCCGCTTGGAGCCTGCTCGGAATCTGGCATGTTGGCTCACCAATGGGGCGGAAGTGCTTTACAAAATTCGGGTCGGACTTGCTTCTGATTTCTCAGGAAGGGCTGACCCCGATGAGCCAGGGCCGGTTCTTTGCTGAATTGGGAAATAAGGGATCGCTCACCGACAATATTCAGTGGGCAATTAGTGCGGCCACCTCGCTCTATGATTCTAATTTCGGTTGGCAGGCGATATCCTACCCGCTGCAAAATGCCCTGCTTCTGAATGTCCCTGTCGCCACGGGTTTACAGGAACAGTACGTGCAGAACACGGTGACCGGAGCGTGGTGCAGGTTCACCGGCTGGGCAGCTAATGCTTGGGAAATGTCGCTGGATCAGATTTATTTCGGCGGAAATGGCTATGTCGGCCAGGCATGGTATGGCACCGACGACGCCGGGGCACAGATCAACGGCGATGCCTTGCAGGCATTCAACTATTTCGGGCTTCGCGGAAAATTAAAACGATTCACCATGATGCGCCCGATTGTGTCGTCGAATGGCCAGCCGGCCATTTATGCCAATGTAAACGTTGATTTTGATACTACGGCACCAAGTACATCTCTCACCTACTCGGCACCATCCGGGTCTGTGTGGGGTACGTCGATATGGGGCGCTGCAAAATGGGGCGGCGGCTCTAATTCCATTTATAAGTCGTGGAATGGCATCAATGGCATCGGCTATGCTGCCGCGCCTCGTTTCATGTGCGCGGCCAAGGGAACGAGCGTTAACTGGATTTCGACGGATATTGTCATGGAGCCGGGGGCTGTACTTTAATGATTGTCCAAGGTCCGGAAGTCGCTGCATGGGTTTACGAGGCGGTTGGGTCTGCTATAGGCCCGAATACCGTAGGACTCGGCTATGTCAAGAACAAAAAACTAATCGCTGGTTTTGCATTTGAGTCATACAACGGCGTAAACATCGTTGCCCACCAACGGCAAGACGAACCCGCGCCTAAAGGGTTCTGGATCGCGGCGGCTGACTATTGTTTCAATAAATGTAACCTAAAGCGCGTAACCGGCATGGTGAACGCCAGCAATACCAAGGCTATCCGGCTCAACAAGCACATCGGGTACGAAATAGAAGGCGTGATGAAGAACGCGGCTGATGACGGCGGCGACATAATCATCATGGTTTTATGGCGCGACAAGTGCCGTATTTTGAACTGGAAATAATATGGGTAAATCATCCGCACCTCCACCACCGGATTATGTAGGCGCAGCCAATGCAACGGCGGCAGGCAATCTAGAGGCGGCTCAATATGCAGCCCAGGCGAACCGGGTAAATCAGATCACGCCCTACGGGAATCTGACCTATTCGACCGACATGCCGAACGATCCATCGAACGTCAATGCCCGGTGGACGGCGACGCAAACCCTTACTCCGGCACAACAGACAATGCTGGATCGGAATAATAACCTGTCCATCGGTCTATTGGGTACGGCGAACAACGGGCTTCAGTATGCAAATCAGGTCCTTAGCAGGCCTGGTGTCGATATGTCATCGCTCCCTTCGACGGGAATCAACCCTGGCCAGTCGTATCAAGACGCGATGATGGCCCAACTGCAACCTCAGATCGACCGGTCGAATAATTTCCTTACTGCACAACTGGCTAATCAGGGAGTCACGCAAGGTTCCGAGGCGTGGAAAAACGCATGGCAGCAGCAGGACCAGAATAACAACAATCTATTAGCCCAAGCCACGACGTCGGGAATGAACATGGGATTGAACGCCAATAATCAGGCATTCAACCAGCAGGCCTACAACCAGATGCAGCCCATCAATATGATTAACGCATTGCGCACAGGCTCCCAGGTTCAGACGCCTAACTATGTCAACCCGGCGCAACAAGCAACTACAGCCGGTGCCGATTTGTTGGGTGCGACAAATGACCTCTATAACACCCAAGTCGGCAACGTCAACGCGCAGAACGCACAATCTGCGCAGACGACAGCGGGCGTAGGCTCTCTGGCGCTTGCCGCGGCAATTTATTGATGACACCTGAACAGTTCGCAAGCGAAAGACTACCGTCCCATTGCGGCACAGGGTGCGGCAAGTGCTGCAATGTGGGCGGTACAGACCGGCTTGTGGTTATGACTCTCACCGAAGCGCAGGAAGCTGCAAAGATAAGCGGCAGGAAACTGGCAATACACAAACCCCTGCGCCATGCAGTGCGTGCTTCAGGCTGCCCGTTCCATATTGATAACCAGTGCAGTATCTACGATGCCAGACCAGCAGGATGCAAAGCCTATGTATGCGATGGCGGTGACGACCCGTTCATGCAGCATCCAGAGTTTGCGGCCTTCATGCAGCCGATTTTAGAATCGGCAGATGAGCCAATTGCAGATGTTCGTGATTTTTTTCCAGAGTTGTTTGATTCGATCATTGCAAGACACGAACGGATCGCGCTGCAATTTTCTGGCGGCAAGGATTCAATTGCCACGCTGGAAATGATGCGCCCCTATTTAGACAGGATAACTGTCTATTGGCTTAATACAGGCGACCCATTTCCAGAAGTGGTCGAGGTCGTTGATAAAGTCAGGCGTAGCGTCCCGAATTTCATAGAGATTGACGGGAAACGGGATGCCGTTATCTCGCTCCACGGGATGCCATCAGATGTGATACCTTATTCTTCCACCCTGACAAGCCACAATCTAAGAGTAGCCGAAACCGTTCTATTGCAGGATAGATTCTCCTGCTGTTCGCGTGTCGTCATGCAGCCCATGCATGAGCGGATGATAAAGGACGGAATAACGCTGATTATTCGTGGGCAGCGGGTTGAGGAAACATTCAAGGGTACGGCCCGCTCCGGGGATGTGCTAGATGGCTTTGAGTTCCTGTATCCGATAGAGGACTGGAGCACGGAGCAGGTTTTCAAGTACATCGTACAGAACGGCTGGGAAATACCACGCTATTACGCCGAGGGAATGCCGCATTCCGGGGATTGCCTAGTCTGCACTGCTTGGGTGGGCGATGGGCGCGGGGCGTATCTTAAAAAGTATCACGCGGATAGGTTCGAAGAATATCGGCAGAAAATTTCTATCGTGGCGGCAGCAGCACAAAACGCGGTCAATAACTTGGTTGCTGAGTGCGGAATTTGTGAACTGAACAACTAGGGAATAAACATGGCAGACAACAACCTCCTACAGACTATCGGGATGGCCCAAAATCCGGGTTTTGATCCCGATGAGTACGCACGACAACAGCAGGCAATTCAGCTTGGTCAGGCTTTGATGCAACAAGGTATGCAACCGAACCAAGGGCAGATGATCAGCGGCCATTATGTTGCGCCTTCGGCCACACAATACCTGGCCAGCCTGGCGCAGGTGCTTGGTGGGAGCAAGATGGCGTCCGGTGGGAATGCCTACCTGATGAAGCAGAATATCGGGAACATGAACTCGATGCTCTCTCGACTTCCAGGATACGGCGGCGACGGCTCTATTCCGATGTATGGCCAACAACCCATGCCCCAGCCTACAGCTCAGCCGACGCCCGGTGGTGCGTCTGTCCCTTTTTCACCGGGGGCCTCCTCGGCTCCCAATTCGGCAGGTACACCCCAGGGAAATCCCTACTCGGGCCAGACTTCGGCACCTATCAGCTACCCGGCTCAAGCTAATCCATTCAGCCAGCAAAACGTCATCCAGTCACTGATCCTCGAAGGTCTCAGCCCGGAAGCAGCCAAGGCTTTTTGGGCGCGTACGGCACCGGCACCGACGCAGGAAATGATTAACTGGCAGGCGCAGGGAATCGACCCGCGCTCGATTGCCCCATACACCGTTGAGAAAGCCGCCAAGGATGGATTGATCGAGAAGAACGGCATGTACATCAACCCGATTACGATGCAGCCGGTGGGGTTCGTGCCTGAGATTCCTGGCGGAACTATGCCCACCTACAACCAAGGCGCAACTGCTCCTAGCGGGTTGCAGACCCTTGAAGGTCAGCCGATCACATACCCGCAGGCGCTTCAACGCAACGCGGCAGGAACGGCGGCAGGTTCCGGCATGGTTGATATGGTGCAGGCATATAATCCTCAGGCGCAGCAAATGGAGCTTGTTCCGAAAACGCTCGCGGCTCAAGCGGCAGGCGGTGGAGTTCCGGGCAACAACTTCGGCAACATCCGTCCGCAAGGTGCATCCAGCGGGTTCCAATCGTTCGCAACCCCGCAGGAAGGGCTGGCGGCAATCGACAACAACCTGAAAGCATACGGAGCGAAGGGAATCAATACGCTTTCCGGCGTGATTAACAAATGGGCACCTCATATAGTGAACAATCATATCGAGAACGACACCCAAGCCTATATCAAGGATGTTTCACATCGTTTGGGAATTGATCCTAATCAGCCTATCGACTTAAACAATCCCGCCATCCGTCAGGCAGTTGGAACCGGGATCATGCTGCACGAGCAGGGTTCGCGCATCTTCAATAATGCACAACCTAAACCGATGGCGGCAGGCCCGCGACTTGGTGATTCTGCCGCTGCCACCACGCAAGCGACCAATAGCCAGGACGCATGGGCGAAACTTCAGGAAGCCAACCGCCAAGCGCAGACCACCACGTCTTATCTGCAAAACATAAACGAACTGGCACAGAAAGCCATCGTCGGCCCGGCATCGAGCAAACTGGCTTTTGCCAACGGTCTTATCTCGCTCATTCCAGGGGCAACTCAGGCACAGGATGCGCAGACGGCCAATGACCTGCTGAAAAAATACAGCAGCCAAATAGTCACTCGATTGAGTTCGGGCGGCATGGGTACGGACTCGGCTAGAGCCATCCTGGAATCCGCGTACCCAGGTGCGCACATGACCGCAGATGCCATCAAGGAAGCAGTCGGAAACCTTGTCGGTGCAAACGAGATGGTTAAGGCCAAGGCCGCGCTCCTGGCGCCTTATGGCAATAACCGCGATGCAGTCGGATACCAGCAGAAAGAAATGGCTTTCGACCAGAACGCCGACCCGCGCATCTGGCAATACAAGGCGCTGCGCGAGTCCAATCCAGCGGCTGCGCGTACCTTCCTGCAAGGCGTGCTGAAGCAAGACCCGCACTTCATCGACAAGGCCGATGCGCTATCTAAATTGGGAGCATTCTAAATGGCCAGTCTATCCGACCTGATGAGGGCCGATGCTGCCGGTGCGCCTGCTGCCGCACCCAAAATGAGCCTTGCGGATCAGATGAGGGCAGATGCTGCGCAACTGGCTATGGCACCTCAACAGGCCCAGCCTGCGCAGCCAGAATCGTATTGGGATCAGGTAAAGGGAGGCCTTGCATCCGGCCCGATCAACGCCTATCTGGGTATCAAGGGATTGGTAAACGGCGGGCTTTCCGATGAGGACAAGGCGGTCTTGCAGATGAACCGGGAGGCGGCTGCAAAGGCCCCTGTATCTTCTGTTCTCGGTAATTTTGCAATGCTGGCCCCGACTGCCTTTATTCCGGGCGCAAATACGATTGTCGGAGGTTCCGCAATTGGCGCTATTACTGGTCTGATAAACCCAGCAGACAACGTAAAAGACAGGCTTATAAATGCCGGAATTGGTGGAGTAGTTGGGTCAGGTGGGCAAGCCATAGGTAATAAGCTGGCGTCCATGCTTACGTCTAAACTGTCTTCGTCCAACCTTTCCGCAGAAACGGCTAACGCACTCAATCAGCCAAAAGTTTCCGCATGGCAGGCTGCTCGGGATGCAGGCTATGTAGTGCCTCCGTCCGCCGTCAATCCATCGTGGATTAATAAGCGCCTGGAGAGCATTGCGGGCAAGGCGGCGATTAGCCAAGAGGCTTCCGTAAACAATCAGGGCATTACCAACATGCTCGCACGTAAGGGCGTTGGTGTGCCCGATAACGTCCCTCTCAGCCATCAGGAGCTACAAGGAATTAGAACTGCGGCTGGCGGCCCTTATCAAGAAGTGGCGGGGCTTTCCCCCATCGCCGCACAAGACTTAGAGGCATTGAAACAGGCGCGATTCGACACGAACGCCTATTTTAAGCACTACAACGTTTCTGCAGACCCGGCATCACTTGCAAAAGCCAGGGATGCGCAGGATCTTTCCTCCATGCTGGAAGATTCGTTGTCTAATGAGGCGCAATCAGCTGGCCGTGCCGACTTGATCCCGCAGCTTACACAAGCCCGCCAGCAGATCGCTAAAACATACGACATCGGGCGCGCCTTGAATGACACCACGGGCGATGTATCGGCCAACGTGATCGGTGCTCTACTAAAGAAGGGCAAGCCGCTCACGAATGAGTTACAGACTATCGGCCAATTCAGCCAGGAATTTCCTCAATATGCCCGTGACGGAGCGAAGATTCCGACGCCTGGAGTTAGTAAGTCAGAGGCAATACTTGGAGCGTTACTTGGCTCTGGCGGGGCTATTGCAACCGGAAACCCGATGGGTGCCGCACTAGGAGCATTGCCACTAATCAGTGGCCCGGTGCGCTCAATGTTGCTTTCCAAGCCGTATCAGGCAGCAATGGCGAACATTCCACAGCAGGCTTCACCGGCAACCTTGAAACTGGCAGAGGCGCTAATGCGTAGCAAGGTTACGCAGGGCGCTTTGCCTGCTCTATCGGCACAGGGAATCCTTAGTGCCTCCCCTATGCTTCAGCAGTAGGGTTTTTATTCGTCCCTCGGGCATCCAGTTATTAATTGCCCATCGGATAGACAGGGAAACCCCTCCAAACAGGAACAGGGAAAACAGCGGTTTCAGTATTAACGCAATCAAAGCGTATTCCATTTCACACTCCAGCCCGCCAAGTGCGGGTTAATTATCGTCTTAGGATAGCATATTATGCGAAACGGCTCCGGCTCCTACTCATTACCATCCGGCAACCCGGTAAACAACGGCACCACCATCGACCCGACTTGGGCCAATACCACACTCACCGACATTGCCACCGCTCTAACCCAATCGATATCGCAGGATGGCCAGACACCGATAACCAATAACCTTCCCATGACCGGTTTCAAGCATACTAATGTGGCCAATGCTCAAAGCCGTAACGAATATGCATCGGCCGCACAATGCCAGGATAACACCTTCGACTGGCTGACTGCGGTTTCGGGAACCGACACTATTACCGCTTCGACGGCGATTGTGATGGGGGCTTACGCAGCCGGTCAGTGCTTCCGCTTTGTATCGTCCGGGGCGAACACCACAACCTCTGTCACACTCAACCTAAACGGAATTGGGGCGAAGGCGATCACCAAGAACGGATCAACCGCTCTTGCTGTCGGTGATATTCCTTCCGGGGCAGTCGTTGAGGTGGTTTATGATGGGACGCGATTCCAGTTGGTCGGCACATCGGTAAACCACGCTTCCACTGCTGACAGTGCAACGTCAGCCACCACGGCAACAAACGCCACCAGCCTAACCGGCACCTCCACCTCGAACATCCCCTCCTCCGCCCTCGGCAGCGGGACGGCGGATAACACTACTTTCTTGCGCGGGGATAGGACGTTCCAGACCATCGCCACCATGACGGCCACGACTGGCGGGCTTGTGCCAACGCCGCCAAATGACGTGACTCAGGTATTGCGGGGCAATGGGACATTTGGTGCGGTGTCCTCTCTCGGGCGGCTATACAACATCGTGCACATCACCGCCGCTGGCAGCGGGACATATACCAAGCCGGCCAATATCAACCGGCTATTGGTCCGGGCGATTGGTGCCGGAGGCGGCGGCGGCGGTTGCAACGGCAGCGCAGGCGGTGGTGGCGGCGGCAGCGGAGGATATGGCGATTTATTTATCACATCACCCGCAGCGTCTTACGCCTATACGGTTGGCAGCGGCGGTGCCGGAGGATCAGGTGCCGGCGGCAATGGTGGCAATGGCGGAGCAACGACGATTGCCGGAATATCGGCCGGTGGCGGTGCCGGAGGCACTGGCAACACCGGCAGCGGCAACGTCGCCGGTGGCCTCGGCGGATCGACGAGTGGAGGAGGCACCAATACGCGTGGCGGCAACGGCAGCATCGGCAGCAGCAGCGGCAGCGGCGACGGCGGAAACTGCGTACTCGCCGGCGGTGGCGCGGGAGTTGTCAGCGGCACAGGCGGCGGCGGCCTCACCGGCGCGGGAGGAAGTGGTGGCGGAAGCAGCACCTCCCCCGGCGGCGCAGGTGGAGCGGGTTACATCGAAATTTGGGAGTTTGAATGATGCGAGCAGCAAGAATCGAAAACGGTAAAGTAGTTGATCTTTGGGAAGTTCCTTCGCTGGATTGCTATGGCGAGCTTTATACACTTGTAGAAGCTCCCGAGTCGGTGGAACTTGGCGCGACGTGGGACGGGACGACGTTTGTCAATCCGCCCCCTCCGCCAAAGACGCCAGAGCAGATCGAAGCGGAATTTGTTGCAAAAATCCAATCTCGCCTTGACACCTTCGCACGTACTCGCGGCTATGACGACATCTTGAGTTCCACGACCTATGCCACCAGCGCCGTGCCGAAGTTCAAGGCCGAAGGCCAGTACGCGGTTGAAGCGCGCGACGCTACGTGGGCCAAGTGCTATGAAATCCTGAGCGCAGTTCAGTCCGGCGCGCGGCAGACCCCGACGTGGGAAGAACTCGAAGCCGAGCTTCCGGTATTGGAGTGGCCGAATTGATCCTGTTCACCATCGCCCGACGAAACAATAGCTGGACAGATTAATAGCGACTTTCACGCAATTCTGTCCGTGTCGTGGACAAATAGAATCCGCGCCGGTAGACTTCCATCCAATGGCATCCGCCAGACATATAGGAGCACGACGCAATGAACCAACTTCCCGAAACCGGCTTTCTTAGATTGCAGCAAATAATTGGCGACCCCAAGGCGGGCATTCCCCCAATCATCCCGGTAAAAAAATCCTGCTGGTGGGATGGCGTCAAATCAGGACGATTCCCCAAGCCGGTGAAAATCGGAAATGGACGCGCTACCTTTTGGAAAGTCGAGGACATTCGCGCCCTGATTGCATCGGTATAAGGGGAGGCGACATGATCTAAAACAAAAAGGGCCGGGTTCCCAATCAGAACCCGACCCCAAAGACTACCGATAGCCGTAATCATACCGGAACCTTCACGCGCCCACAAGCAAAAGCGCGTGATGGCGGGGATGGGAGTGGCTGGAAAACTCGGGGGAAAAATAGCAGGCGACTTTTCCAGAACGGCGGAAAACTCGGCCACAGAAAATCTGTGGAGTATATTGGAGAAAAAGACGCGGCATAGGTCGCGGTCTGGTAGCCAACAATAACCAAATGGGATCATCGTGAACAAACTGAGTTATACCCCAACCATTTCGCCATTCCCTTGGTACAAGAAGATCAACCCATTGTGGTGGGTGGGGAACGCCAATGACGGTATTCGTCCGGTCGATTACATGCCAACTTCCCCGGCATGGTGGGCGACGATATGCTGGTTCTTCCGTAATCCGTTCCACAATCTGACATTCTACGTGATCGGATTTTGTGACCACCCGAGCATGACCTACGGCAGTGAACCGGGGAACGTGTTTGCGTCTTCCGGATCAGGGTGGCTGTGGGCCGTCACCGTTGTATACGGATGGCTCCCCCTTCCATTTCTGAGCCACATCGGGAAGACGTGGAAGGTTTATATCGGCTGGCGGTCTTTGGGCGGCGCATTCGGCCTCAAGTTCCAGAGGAATAGGGGATGAATTACTTCATCAGGCTGGCGCTATGGATCGTTCTACTGTGCCTTGCCCCGATCCGCTACCTCTGGGCATCATTCGTCGTCCTGTCCGGCGGGGAGCGCGGTTGGCAATGCCTGATCGCTGAGGATGAAAGCTGGAACGTACCGTGGGGCGGAAAGGCTTCAATGACCATTTCTGCTCGGGCAGAATACGCTAGACAACGGGGAGCTAAATGGGGATGCTGGCTCTGCAAGTTGCTCGATTACATTCAACCGAATCATTGTAAAAATGCTATCGAATCATTGTAAAGCACAGTTTGATCATTGTAAAAATTCCATTAAATAGGTAACGCATGGACCAGACTACTATTGATGTATTAATTGCTCTCGCCAATGTTATCCTAGGGGCCTATCTCAAAGCGGCATGGGATTCACTTAAATCATTGCAGGACGCCGACAAGAATCTTGCCGAGAAATTGGCCTCCGTGGAAATACTCGTCGCGGGGCAATACGTCCATAAAAATGAGTTTATGAAACTGTCCGATGCTCTTTTCGCCAAGCTGGACAAGATAGAAGACAAACTCGACGGAAAGGCAGACCGATGACCGGAGATTTCGACAGAGCGTTTGCAATTGTAGTTGGGGTCGAGGGCGGATACGTCAATGACCCGAACGATCCGGGCGGCGAAACTAAATGGGGCATCAGCAAGAAGGCTTACCCGAATCTGGATATTGCCAATCTTACTGAGGACGACGCCAAGGCAATCTACTTGCGCGATTACTGGGACCGTATGCAGTGCGACGAAATCCCTTGGCCATTGAGTCTGTACGTATTCGATGGCGCAGTAAACCAAGGCCCTATCACCACAACGCGATTATTGCAGAGTGCTGTCGGCGTGCAGGTTGATGGCGTACTCGGGCCGCTGACGATGCACAAGGCCGCTCAAGCTACTCCAGACCAAGCGGCTAACTTTATGACCCTTCGTGCGTTCGCCTACATGAAACTCAATACCTGGCCGAATTATGGTCGCGGGTGGATGAATCGTTTATTCAAGGTCGCAAGCGCGGCCTAATTCGGAGTATGAACATGAGCTTTGACCTCAAGACGGCCATCGGTTCCATCGCCCCGGCCTTGGCCACAATGCTCGGCGGTCCGCTGGCCGGAACTGCCGTGGCAGCACTGGCGCAGGCCTTCGGACTCGGCCCGACCGCCTCGCAGGAAGACATAACAAAAGTCATCCAGGGCGGCGGGATGACCCCGGATATCATCGCGCAGGTACGCGCTGCGGATCAGAAACACGCAGAAATCATCAGCCAGCAAGGCATAGACCTGGCCAAGCTCAACGCAGACCACGAGGCCGCGCTTGCCCAGACAGACGCCGCAGATCGAGACTCCGCCAGGAAACGGGAAGAGATCGTCAAGGACTGGACGCCGAGCCTGCTGTCCTTCGCCATCACCTTCGGGTTCTTCGGCATTCTCGGATTCCTGCTGCAGTACCAGCCGCCGACTGGTAGCCGGGACATCCTAAACATCATGCTGGGCGCGCTGGGAACAGCTTGGATTTCAGCAATATCATACTATTTCGGTTCGTCGGCTGGGTCTAACGACAAGAACAAGATTATTCTGTCTCAGACAAAATGATCAGCCTGGTGTCCGATATTCTGTTCTTTTAGGTGTTACTGGTCGATTGGTGTATATCCTGCGTTCGGAACTGCGTAGTTGAGGAAGTCACGCAGTCTACGCGCAATAGAAAGCGGCATTTCTTCCGCCGTGCAGTCGCTTCGATCTTCCGTTTCCCACCGAATATCTGCGCCCCTGAACGTAATTCGGAAAGTCTCGTCGTCAAATACCTCTGCCTCAAGCCATCCGTTTTCGTCAGCCTCTCCACCGAGCGAAATCTTCACAGTCTTCACGTCCCACGGCTTCCCGTCGTCTTTCATCATTTACTATCTCCCTTGCATAACTGTGTTTTCGAGCTGGACGCCATCGATAAATCAGCTGTCGCCACTCAAATCGGAGTTATGCGCCACCAGACTTTTCCAGAAGGTCCATCACCCGGTCGCTTTTTATGGTTTTCATGCGTCCAAGTATTACCCCTTGTTGGGCCTGTATTTTAAGATATGGGTTTTCAATCGGCGCTCCCGTGCGTGGATGCGAACAAATAGCACCGTTCGCCGCAACATTCGCCGCAGCCTCATGGTAAATGCGCAAGGCATCAGCAAAAACTTTCACATCAACCAGCCTGGCGTGCGGGTTGTCGCGCTGAAGCTCTGCCGCAATATCGATCATTTTGCCCATACCTTTACTCCTGTAAAAAATGATAACTGCTCCGGTTCGAACGCCTCTGACACACGGCTGGCTCTGTAGCTCTCCATGCCACTCGCGTTGTCGCCCAATATCGGCAATTCGCCCTCTATTTTTTTGACGAGATCGTAATCCTCGCCGCCCTCCGTAAGATCGAATTGCTCAAACCGTGGGTTGAAGTTCAGATTCATGGAACCGCGCAGCAGTAACTTAAATTTATTGCTGCAAATTGTGACAATTTTGGCGTGATTCACGACATACCTAACCGACTCCGAACCGAAGGTGTCTTTCCAGCGCGAAATCAGCGCGGAATTTTTTACGCGCGCGCCATAGTCGATTACAAGCGTAGCATTTTTCACGCGCCCATCCTTGCGCAGCCGCTCCATGCACTCTATTTCGTACTCGGCAACGGTCCAGGTCCATACAGAAATATCAGACGGGCCGCACTGGTCAAGGCAAGCCAGCGTCGCGTCGATCATGGAAAATTGTCCGCGTGTTATCGCAAAAATCGCTGCGCCTGGCTCAATCGTGCCTATGCAGTCGGATGCCGTTTTGAAACTCTCTAGGACCCGTTTACGGCGTGCTGCGATGGATGAAATGGACATTTTCTTTCCTTAAAATTAGACGCATAACAAGGCGCTCAAGGCGGGGCGAACGAACATCAGACGCACTTCGTTGTTGCGTTTTTACTCGCGCCCCTTGTCTCTGCGTTATGCCCCAGTGGTCGCCAGTTGCTGTTTCCGCTCGGCTTTGCCACGCAGCGCATGCAGCGCAACACGCGCTCGACCGTGTTGTTTTGGCTGGCATTGCAGGTCGCGCACGTTTTCATCGCGCCGCGTCCATCTTCATGGCAGCGTCAATTGCAGCGTCCACCTTCTCTCGGCATTCGTCGAAATAGCGTGGGTTCGTCCACCCGGCAGCCGGGTGCATTTTGCTATACAGAAATTCATGACCGGAGCGCATCATCAGCTCGGCGCGGGGTTTCCATCCAGACATTGGTACTGCGTAATGCACCTGCATACGGTCGCGCAGCCATCGATAACGGGCGGCGTCCTGCTCCATTCCTTCCTGTGATGTTGCGTGCAACCTGCGCACCGTCAAAAATCTTCTTGTCTCATCAATCTCTTTCATTGTGGCACATTCCTCCTTCACGGCCTTCTCTCTGCGTTTCTGCAGTTTTACGGCCAGCTCTTTGATTGCTGGCCAGTCATCTTCATGCGCGTAAATCTCTCGGCGCTTTAGGCCACGCGCAGCGGCCCGCTCTCTAAGAGCCGCAACCCTCTCATTAGATGTTTTCATTTACCGTATTCAAACTTGAAACCGGCGGCGAGAACGCGGTCCCGGAATTCTTCGGTCCAGCCTACGTGCTTCCCTCCCTGTACAGGTAGTTCTCCAACGTATCCGCAGGTGATGAGGTTCCCGACTTCTCCACTCCCACGGGCATCCTCTCCCGTTGGGAGGTATTCAGAATTCAGAGGCACGAATACCGGAAACCGATAACTGCTCGATGAATGGTCGGTGGTGAGTATTCCATACTGCCTAGTGCCAGTTTCTTGAACGATTGCGCCAAACATTTTCATCTCCTAAACATGGGGTCGCCGTACTTCGAGAATCCCGTGAAATTCATGGGGCGGTCGGCTTTTACTACTTCGCCACGATCTAAGGCGGCAAGCTGAGCTTTCCGGTTCTTTAATTGGGCTTCCCAATCAGGTGCCCACATCTCTTTCAAAGATTGAATCTTATCGATTATCTTAAGAAGTGATTCGCGGTCCATTTTGTGCTCCAGGTGCGTTGTTGATGGTGTAACTATAGCCAACAGTTTCCGGTAACACAAGAAGATTATTCATCAAATGTTTTTATGGAAGAAACAGATAAATTTATGCTCAAGCTGGACCGGGAAAACTGCCTCCCGGACCCTCTCCATCCCACGGTTCGCCAGATTCGCGTAGAGCCACTTTGAGCGCCATCAGCGAACAGACATCGCCGTCCGCAAGATGGCCATTTTCATCCAGTGCCTGGCGGATGGCATCGCGCAGCCTGCATATCTCAGCCGCAGCTTCGTAGATTAAGTCGGGGTCTGCCCCTTCTTCACGTACAGCATAAATTCGATCAACAATATCCATTTAATCCTCCTGAATAACTGTGTTTTCGATCTGGCGCTGTTGCACCAAGAGCTGAGTCATCTGCTCCAAGGTTCCCTTGTGCGTCCGGCCTTGCGGGTCGGTCACAAACCACAGGTTCGGCTTATGCGACAGTTCAATCTCCTGCATCGCTCGTGTCGGCGTTTTCACGCTCACATGAAGCATGTCTCGCGGCATCGCTTCCGTCGTCGTATATTTCACGTCACGCCTTTCAGCAAGGAGTTTTTTTTCCGCCTTTTTACGCAGGTTTAGGCGCATGGATAGTATGGCAGCGAAGTCCTCCTCTGACTTGGTGCAGACATCCGGCCAGTCCGGGAACAGCGCCATATCCTCGCCGACTGCGCTCTTATTGTGGGATATGCGCGTGGCTGTTTCATTCGCCTCTATCTTGGCATTGGCTAGAGTGGTTCCGATCTTGTCGAGCATGCTGTCCAGGCTCTTGAGGCCCTTGATGGACTCGGCAAAAGCTGGAACGACGGTCGGCATCCACCGGCCGCCGATACGCTTGTTTAGGCCGTCGATATGCTCGCGGTATTCTGCCATGGCCTTCGTTACGATCTCGGCCTTTCGGTTTTCCTTCTCGACCTTGACCAGTTTGTCCAATTTGAGTCGCACTGTCCGGGCCTCTTCCTTGATGGCGTCGATGGTGCGGAAAAGCTCATCAATGCTCTCGGTCTGACTCAGCGCATGGGACTTGGCCGATTCCAGGCGTTCTTCGGCATCCTTACAGAACTTGATGGCCTTCTCTGCGTCGGCGAAATCTTGGTCGGTCTGCAGGTCGGTTTTTATGCCACGGAACACGGCCAGCGCGGTTCCCTTGAACTCGTCCAGGTTCGAGGCGGTGACCATGCCAGTCACTTCGATGTGCAGGGATGGCAGTTGATCCGGTGCGCGGCCTATGGACTCAGGCTTGGCTTCGACATGTTGGTAGGCTTCTAGGTCTTCCTCGAATTGATCCCAACCGGCGCGCAGGCGCTTAATTTCTTCATCAGTCGCCTTGAACCAGCAATAAACCATCTTTTCTTCGGTTCCATTGGACACCATGAAAAGCGTCTTCTCGAATCCGAAAACCATCTGCTGATGCACAAGCTGCCACTTGTGAGACTCGGGAACGTGGCCGGTTTCTACCGCTGCGGCGAGCGATTCGTTCCATGATTTATGTTCGAATCCGATATCACAGAGCATCGTCGCGCCATCCGAGCTTGCGGAATACTTGCCGGTATCATCGGTGGCCACCATTGGGAACAATTCTTCGCCAATAATGCGCTCTGCTATGGGCCGGGCCATTTCTTCGACTTCATGGCCCCGGTCGAACCTTGCCTGGGTCGCTGCGTCAATCTCGGGCGCAATCCCGGTAGACTTCTCCTTGAGAATATCGGCGCGACTCTTGTGCGGGCTGACTCCCATCATGGCCGGTGCGTCGCTGGCATTTAGGCACTTGGCGCGGTGTGCGAGCCAGGCTTCACTTCCTTGTGGTTCGTTGATTTCGATCATTTTTCTGCTCCTGTAAATTCGGCAACCCATTCGTCATTAGTTGGCGCGGCTTCCGGTGCTTCTTCAATGGGTGCTCTGATGGCGGATTTCTGCTCATCGGATAGCATGTACTTGGTGGAAGACCGGGCGATGATTTGTTCGGCTGATGCGCGTCCTTCGTTGATGGCCTTGCGCCATACTTCTATATTCTTTTCAAAGTCTGCGGCAGGATAGGGCGGCTTTTCTTCGGGAGGTTTCCCGGCCTGTTCCCGGTTGCGCTCGATCTCCAGCAGCTCGGGCGGAAGGTCTTCAATGTCCTGGGTAAAGCAGTCAGAGGCGGCGGTGACATTCAGCGTCATTGCTACTTGGGCGCGTTTGACAGCCATTTTAAGAACGGTATTGGCAATGTCTGCTGGCTCGGTGCGAATCTGTTGGGTCCTCTCGACTTTTCCCTGGTATTTCCCGTATTTGATGCGCTTGCGATCAGCCGGAGTTTCATCGTACTCTTCCTGGCAGATTGCCCGCCGCCACTTGTATTTTTCCTCGTTTGATGAGCATTCTCCAACGCCTTCACCGAGCACCACGCCCGTGGATTGATGGGTTCCAACGCAGGTAATCCGGTAGCGCACGCAATCATCTGTGGAAAGTTCTTCTATCTTGTAGCTAGGGGCGACACGGAAGGCCACACAAAGAACCTCAGCGCCCGGCTTATACAGGCTCGGCTTCTTGCTGCCGGGTATAATGCCATAGTGCGTGTCGCGCAGCATAACGGCCTTCATGACTTCCTGAACACGGTTTACATGAGACCGGATTTCTCCGGCTGTCAGTGCGCGTTGTTCGTTGACTACTGCTATCTCGTTGCTCATTTATTACTCCGTGCTGATGTGTTTAGGTTGGGTCGGCTGGATCACACAGACCAGATGGCCCTGCTTATCCATCCGGCCGACGCTTATCTGATCGGGTGTGCTAGGCAGGCAGCTTGCAGGATCATCGTTGCGGACCATAACGACGGTCAGGGCCAGCGCGGCCAAGAGCATCGCAAATATGTAGATAACGCCGTGCTCCGGGTCGGAGTCGGCATGGCGCCTTTTGTCATACCGAAACATCGATCGGCTGTTTGTCATGTCATCCTCCGTGCGTGTTAGAATTCATCTTCGGCCTGCGTGCGCTCGGCCTTATACGTAGCTACCAGTTCCAACTTGCGATCCACCAGGCCGATAATCTGGCTCATTGCCCACGCGCATTCTTCCGGGTGCGCTTTGGCATAGGCGACCTGCTGGAGGACTTCGCCCTCAATGTTTACCAGCAGCTCCCAATCTCCGGCCATCTTCTGGGCTGTCAGCGGAGAAGACGCCAGCGAATCCCATAGCGCTTCTTCGATGTGCGCTTGGCGAGCATCGAAGTCCGCCTGGCGCTTATCAGAATCTGCGTAGGGCTGTTCTAACCAGTTATCATATTCGTTCATTTTTGTTCTCCAGGTGCGTTGTTGATGGCGTAACTATAGCCCAACGTTTCCGGTAACGCAATAAGATTATTCATCGAATGTTTTTATGATTGGGAAAATTAGATTAATGCAAAATCAGAAACAGTCAGACTGGCTCAAAATCCATAAGCATCACAAGATACAAAATAGATGCATCGTCACATATCTATATCGCATATGCAAGCACATTTTTGTTTGCACAGAAAATAATTTGGGTGTATTGTGTTGGCGTCACCGTAGACACAAGGAATGGATAGCAATGAACGAACTAGATAAACTAATCGAAGAGCTAGAGGCCAGAAAAGGCGTATGGCCTACACTAGCCATGACGGCCGGAATCAGCCAGGCCACTATATGGCGGATCATCAACCGCAAATCATCGCCCAGTTGGGACACGATGCAGGCGTTGACTGCCGCATGCAAAGAAGTCAAGGGGCCGCGCCATGAGCAATAAATTCTGGACACCTGAAATCGTTGCTAAGGCCATCGAACTCTACAAAACCAAGAACCGCCACCAGATTGCGGAAATCCTAGGCTGCTCCCCAAACTCGGTAAAGCACATCCTTGGGATGCATAAGGTTTACAAGCGTACTCCTGCGGCTTGGACCAGGAAGGATCAGAATACCTTGATCGAGATGTACGCAAAATACCCACTGCAAATTACCGCCAAAAAGCTTAGGCGAAGCCGTTCGAGCATCAAGAAGATGGCCGATCACCTTGGCCTAACACGAGAGTCGATGAAGAACAGCCAGCGCAAGCGAAAGCCGTATTACATCGAACCCGGAAAGGATGCTCCTGAAGTTCTGGAGATTGCGCCTGGCCACGTCCGATATGCGATGAAGCACAGCGGAAAAGGTGGACAGAAACACAGTCACCGACCGGTTCAGGGCTTCACCACGCTTGGGTATGTATGATCCGAAAAGCACTCGGAATAAGGGACTCGTAACATGGCTAGAGCACGAAACATCAAACCAGGTTTTTTCACCAATGAACTACTTGGAACCTATGACCCGATCATAAGTTTGCTGTTCGCTGGGCTGTGGTGTCTTGCCGACAAAGACGGAATCTTGGAAGACAGGCCGCTACGAATAAAGGCAGAACTGTTTCCATACCGTGAGGGTTTGGATGTTAACGGTTATTTAACGGTGCTTGAACGGGATGCATTTTTGACCCGATACAAAGTGGGTGGTGTGGGGTACATCCAGATCAAAAACTTCGTAAAACACCAGACCCCACACCACACCGAAAAGGCAAGGGGGTATCCAGACCAAAGCAAGGCAGACCCAGACCAAAGCAAGGAAGACAAAGGCGCGCAAGGTAAGGAGGTACTAACACCGTCATGCAACGGTGAAAAAACGGTGCCAACACGCTCTGATTTATTGATTCCTGATTCACTGATTCCTGATTCCGGATTCATTGATTCGGGGCGCGCAGCGCCCGCAACCGCTGCGCGATTGCCCAAAGCAAAACGCAAGCAATCGCTGCCGGAAAACTTTGAGCCAAAACCCAAGCACCGCGAACTCGCTGCAAGCCTGTCAGTCAACCTTCTTGACGAGTTTCCGCATTTCTGCGATCATCACGTTGCAAATGGTTCGGTTATGGCAAGTTGGGACGCAGCGCTGAGCAAGTGGATTCGCAATGCTGCGAAGTGGGGTGGCAAGTCCGGAGCATCCAAAATCATGACGGCACAACAGCGTCGAGACGAAAACAACCGCAGGTCAACCGCCGAGTTCCTTGGCGATGACATTGACCAATTCTCCAACACCATCAACGGAGAGTGCCGCCATGCTTGAAAACGAGAAGCGCCTGTTCAGCAATCTTCTGGATGCAGCAATGCCGATCTACCGTATCGAGGCCAGCGTGGAAACCAAGCGCCTATGGTGGGGACTGCTGAAGAACTACAGCTTCAACGAAGTCCGCGCAGCATTCGAGCGCCACCTGTCTGAGAACGGGCAGACCATTACCCCGGCGCATATCCGCATCCTCATCGACAAGATGAACCCAGACGGCAGGCCTGGAGCAGATGAAGCATGGGCCATGCTGCCATACCGGGACGAAGCCGCAAGCGTGGTAATGACCGACGAAATGGCCGAAGCCTTCGGTATTGCAAACGAGGTTGACGATAAGAACGGGGCGCGCATGGCATTCCGTGATGCCTACAACCGCATCGTTGAGCGCAACAAATCTCAAGGCATCAAGCCGAATTGGTTCGCCTCGCTTGGACACGACAACCAGGGTCGTGAAATCGTGCTCAAAGAGGCCGTTCGGCTTGGCCGGATCAGCCAGAGCTACGCAAAAGGCCTTTTGCCACCCCCGCTTTCTCAAGACCGTGGGGATGCCGTTCTGGCACTTGTTGCCAGCAATGGCGTCCTTACAGACAAGTCCGCTACGGATGCTGATCGTGAAAAGGCGCGGGACAGGATTAATTCACTCAAGGCAATGCTTACAAATCGGGCAGCATGACCGATGACCAGGAAGCCTACGAGGAACGCGCCGCCATCATCGAGTATGACGGTGGGCTATCTCGGGCCGAAGCAGAGCGCATGGCATACCACAATCTTCCGAAAATGTCGGCACGGGAACAGGCATTGAAGGCTGTCGAAAAGCTGCAGAAAAGGGGGCGTAAGTGAATGTGCAATCAGCGACCATGCGAGAAGCCCGGCTGCACTTTCTCACGGTCTCACGCGCTTACCTGTGAGGCGAGATGGCTTCTGAAGCAGCCAAAGGCATTCAGGACGGAATATCTCAAGAAGCCGATGGTTCTGAAACGGGCAGAGGAGTTGAAAATTGCCATGCTGTCTGAATGTGGGCGTAATTGAGACAGCAATATATCCTCGCCCACAAACCGGCCCGTATGGGGGCAATACAGGCCGTGCAGGATGCGCCTGATGGTTACGTGGTGGAGATCAAAGAGCCTTCCGGAAAACTGTCTCAAAAAGCGAAATTTCACGCCATCCTGACTGATATAAGCCGACAGGCTCAATACATGGGAAAGAAGCGGTCGATTGAGTTTTGGAAGGGGTTGTTTGTCTCTGGCTGGCAAATAGCCACCGGACAAAAGCCGGAGATCGTTCCCGGCCTTGAGGGCGAATTTATAAACATCCGGGAAAGTACGACGACAATGAGCGTTAGGAAACTATCAAGCGTGATTGAATACGTGATTGCATGGTCGGTTGATAACAGGATTCAACTGACCGACCCGGTTCCGGATGAATACGAAGATTGGGCGAAACGATGATTCCAAAGAAATCCACGAAACCACGCCGGCCAAAGCTCTCCACCTTGCAGGACAAGGCCGACAAGCTAATGAGCCTCTATATCCGCCAAAAGTATGCATATAACGGGATGGTAAAGTGCGTATCCTGCGGAAAGCTTATGCCTTGGAAAGAATCAGACTGTGGCCATTTCGTGCCTAAGTCTCGGGGCGCTGCTGTTCGCTACGTCGAAGAAAACGTCCATCCCGAGTGCCAGTCCTGCAATCGGTTCGATGAGGGACACCTGATCGACTACACCCGATTCATGATCTACTTATACGGGCATGAGAAGATCGACGAACTTAAGTCAGAGGCGCGGAAGACGTTATCACCAACGCAGAAACGAAAACTTGTAGAAGAGGCCATCGAATACTACGGAGCCAGACTAAAGGAAATGGAATGACCATCAACCCATACAACCCGACCTCAACCAGATACTGCCAGAACTGCCAGACCACGCAGCCTATAGACGGAGGCAAGCACATACCCTGCGGCGGCCCAATTCGCCAGCGGTGGCTGTGCGGGCAGTGCATTGAAAAGCGGATTGAGCGGCAGAATAGGATTGCGAAGACGACGGAGGCGGCGCGATGACAGAGCGCGCATATCGATACGGAGACCCAGCCAAGGTCATCGAGATGGAAGAAAGCCGCACATGTAAAGGATGCATAAACCTCACCCGACTATGGGGACTGCAATGCTGCCTAAAAGACAACAAGGCGCATGAACGACGCTGCCAAAGCTATTACAATCCGACTGAAAGGGGAAATAATGGCGCATCGTAACGAGGCCGCTTATCAGATGGCCCAGGACTGGGTTCAGTGGCTCGATAGCCGTAGGTTTCTAGGACCACCTTTACAGCGCAACATTCTGGCTCAATTCATGCCAAGCAAGACCGGCAGAGAACCCGATGGCCCTATGTCCGCAGAACTAAATGCGTTTAATCTTGCCGTGGCAAGCCTCGATGTTGGCGAGTTTGTCCCGTTCGTTATCATCTACTGCGGGATTAAGATTAAACCAATCAAGGCCATCGCCGCAGATATGGGAATTGGGCGAGATACATTTTATGAGCGTGCACATTGTGCCGCGTCAAAGTGCATTGGGCTGGTCAGGATGCAACTCAGATTGAATAAAGAAACGAGCCGAGAAGCAGAGAAGCCATGCGTAGGAAAATGCCCTACAAAATAGCACCCGACACTTAGCCATAATTTTGATATTGTTTCTGCTACCGTGGCAGTCAGCACCGGCTCCAAAAATACATCACGCCTTGCGAGGTTGAATATGACCGTAATCGATGCTTTGAACCAGAAGCTGGCCGATGCACGCGCCGAGGTTGCCAAGATTGAAACCGAAATCGCCAACATACCCGTAGAAGTGCATAACCTTGAGTCCGATACCTGGGCCAAGATCAAAGCCTTCTTCGGTATTTCCTGAATCATCATCATTTTAGGCGCGGACCACTCCGCGATTAAAAATGGCCGCACGAAAAAACAAGATATATCACGACGAAAAAACAAAACGCCTGATAAGGGCTACTCAGTTGCTTAACCGTTTGAATCAATTTGCAAACGGTGAAATAGAAATGACCCAAGCCCAAGTCAACGCGGCGAGAATCGTTATTGGCAAAGAAGTGCCCGATCTAAAGTCCGTTGAAGTACGCGGTAACGAGGATCAGCCATTGGTCCATGTGTTCTCGTGGCAAAGCTGATACAAATTCCGTACAAGCCCAGAGACGCTTTTAAGCCGCTCCACAACACAAAAAAAAGATGGGCCTGTATCGTAGCCCACCGCCGAGCAGGAAAAACTGTTGCGTGTATCAATCACCTGCTCCGCGAAGCATTAACGACCCCTAAGACAGATTTCCGTGGCGCATATCTGGCCCCGTTCTACCGCCAGGCCAAAAGCGTTGCATGGGATTATCTCAAGCGATACTCGTCAGTGGTGCCGAATGTATCGATGAACGAATCCGAACTTCGGATTGATTACCCGAACGGGGCGAGAATCCAGCTTTACGGAGCGGACAATGCCGATGCGCTGCGTGGCCTGTTCTTCGATTTCTTGATCGCCGATGAATATGGAGACTGGCGGCCAAGCGTCTGGAGCTACGTTATAAGGCCCGCGTTGGCGGATCGGCAGGGTAAGGCAATCATCATCGGAACGCCCAAAGGCAGAAACCTATTCTGGGAAACATACAGCCGCGCTGAGAATGATCCCGAATGGCTTGCCCTCAAGATCACGGCATCGGCCAGCGGAATTCTTCCTCAGTCTGAATACGACGCACTTAAAGCCGAACTGGACGAAGACGCTTGGCGGCAGGAAATGGAGTGCGACTTTGATGCCGCTATTCCTGGAGCGGTCTGGGGGCGCGAAATATACCAGGCTGAAGTCGCTGGTAGGATTACAAAGGTTGAATGGCAAAAGCCGTTCCCAGTGCATACCGCGTGGGACTTGGGATACTCTGACGATACTGCGATATGGTTCTACCAGGTGATCGGCGGGGAAATACACATAATCGATTATTACGCCGCGTCGGGGCGGGACATAGAGCACTATGGCAACGTAGTCGCCGGGAAGCCATACAAATACGGCACGCACTACCTGCCGCATGACGCGAGAGCTAAGACCCTCGCCTCCGGTGGAAAGTCGATCATTGAACAACTCTCGAACTTCCTGGGCCATAAGCACCTGTCGATCACACCGCATCTTGACATGCTTGACGGAATCCAGGCGGCCCGCGCGGCGTTTCCTCGTATCTGGATTGACTCTGCAAACTGCAGGGACGGCATAGAGGCCATCAAGCAATACCAGCGCGAATGGGACGAGGACAAAAAGGCGTTCAAGGATAAGCCTCGCCACGATTGGACCTCGCACGCCTCAGATGCCTTTAGATATCTTGCAGTGGCGTGGCGAGAAGAACAAAAGCCTAAAGCGCCAGACGACCCAATACGCGGCATCGTCGTAGGGGCCAACACCGTGACACTTGATGAACTGTACGCCTCCCAACGGCGGATAACGAACACAAGGATTTGATATGCCAGGCATCGTACAAAACGGCTACAGCTACCACTATCTCGCGGCGAGTGCGAACGTTTCGAGCGTTCCGTGTACTCTGGCCGGCGTTTTATGTTCTGCCTCATCGAGCGGCACGATTGCTATTTATGACTCGGCCACAACCACAACAACTCTGCCTGTTAGCGGAACCATTGCGCTGACCGCGGGACAGTTCTATTCGATTCCGGCCGGGCTTGGTTATGGCTGCTACGTTGTGATTGGCGGTACGGCCAACGTGACTGTATTTACCGCCTAATGACCGACGTCGTAATGCCCCAGTCGGTTGAGTATTACCTCAACCACATCTCCCAGTACGAGCGCGAGTTCAAAAAATGGGAGGGGCGCGTAAAGAAGATCGTGGACCGGTACAAGGACGAGTCCAGGAATATTCGTGATTCGGATGGCTCACGCTTTAACGTGCTTTGGTCGAATGTCCAGACCCTAAAGGCGTCAACCTTCTCAAGGATTCCGCAGCCAGATGTTTCGAGATTGCACCGAGACAATGATCCAGTTGGGCGGGTAGCGTGCCTGATTCTTGAACGCGCGCTGGAGTTCGAAATTGAGCACTACTCGGACTACAGGCAGACCCTCCGCCAGTCGGTCTATGACCGTTTTCTAGGTGGTAGGGGTATTGCGTGGGTACGCTATGAGCCAACCTTCATTCAATCGGACATTGAAGCCGAGATCACGGAAGATGTTGAGGCCGAGAATCCCATCTCTGAGCAACTGGATTTTGAGGCCGCTCCGACCGATTACGTGCACTGGAAGGATTTTGGCCATTCTGTAGCGCGGACGTGGGAAGAAGTCTCGATTGTCTGGCGTAAGGTCTATCTGACGCGCCAGGCACTACAGGAGAGATTCGGTGACGATGCGGATCGTATCCCATTAGATGCTTCGCCAACCGATACCAAGAACACCGATCCGGATGGGGTTGACAAGCGCGCTCTGATTATAGAGATATGGGATAAAGAAGCCGGGCGCGTGTTCTGGCTCTCAAAATCGCTCGGGAAGTTTGTCGATGAGAAGGACGACCCGCTCGAATTAGAGGGATTCTTCCCTTGCCCACGCCCGCTTTATGCAACTCTAACCAATGATTCCCTGGTTCCGGTTCCGGACTTTACGTTGTACCAGGACCAGGCCGCGCAATTAGACGTTCTTTCTGACCGGATTGACGGGCTGATTAAGGCGCTCAAAGTATTCGGCGTCTATGATTCTTCCATCCCGGAGCTTTCCAGGCTTTTCAAGGAAGGCGGGAATACAGAACTATTGCCAGTAAAAAACTGGGGTGCATTCGCCGAGAAGAATGGACTATCTGGGTCGATCCAGCTAGTTGAAATCGCGCCCATTGCTCAGGCCCTGAACGATGCCTATACGGCATTTGGGCAGATCAAGAGCCAGATTTACGAGATCACCGGCATCAGCGATATCCTGCGGGGCGAGACGCAGGCCAGTGAGACGGCCACCGCGCAGAACATAAAGAACAACTACGCGACACTCCGGCTCAAGGTATACCAGGACGAGGTGAGCCAGTACGCAACGAGCCTTCTACGCTTGAAGGCTCAAATCATCTGCAAGCACTTTGACGATATGACCATCCTCAGGATGGCTGGGGCTGACCAACTTTCTCCTGTAGATCAGCAAATGCTGCCGATGGCGATGCAGCTACTGCGCAACGATGTATCAAGGAATTTCCGCGTGGACGTCGCCGCCGACTCGTTGGTATTTGCAGACGAGCAGCAGGAAAAGCAGGACCGGATGGATTTTCTAAGCGCGACATCCGAGTTTATCGAGAAAATCGTCCAGGGCGCATCCCAAGCTCCTCAAATCATTCCGGTGGCGATTGAGCTGCTTAAGTTCGGGGTGGCCGGCTTTAAGGTCGGAAAGACGATGGAAGGCGTGATCGACGAAGCGGCCGAGCAGTATAAATCGCAGCCCCAGCAACAACCTCCGAATCCGGAGATGATCAAGGCGCAAGCCGCACAACAACAGCAGCAGGCCCAGATTCAGCACGAGCAACAGGTTGAGCAGTTCAAGGCTCAAGCAGAAACGCAGATCGAGCAATCTAGACTCCAGGCTGATCTCCAGATCAAGC